GATCTCTGCTGTTTTTCTGAGTCACCGTATTGAAGGTGTGGACTCCAACTGGTGCGCAGCGAGGGCTATCTGTTATGGGTATACAACTTCGCCTGTGGGTGCTGGGTTCACCGTGGTCTTCAAGGGTGACAAAGGTCATGACGGCAAGGGATCTAGGACGATGTGGTGGGCGACGGAGAAGAGGATCGAGGACACTTGGCGGCCGGGTGTACACGAGGATTGTCAATGCAATGAGTACTCAGCGCTAGTCTTAAGGACCATGGGTGCTTTTCCACCGCCGACGAACGAGGACCTAATGAGGCCTTCCTATGACTGGTTGAGGCGAACAGCAGCCAAATTAAATTGCCGTAAACTGTCAAGGGCCGAGGTCGTGGAGTCTTACTCAGGATTGCTGAGAAGGAGGTATATGGAAGCTATGTCCAGTTTGGAGGAAGAACCGTTAAACATAGATTCCGATGGTAAGCTTAAACCTTTCTTGAAAGCTGAAAAATTTAACCCGCAGCTCAAGCAAGCCAAACCACGGATGATAATGGCAAGGTCACCTCGCTTTAACTTGGAGTTATCCAGATACTTAAAACCCTTCGAGCATGAGCTTTGGGGAAGGCTCAAGACGCCAAAACATTGGGGAGTCGGGAAGTCGAGGGTGGTAGCTAAGGGCTTGAATCAGTACCAGAGGGCTAACTTGATTGTTCGCAAATTTAGGGGAGTCGCTGATTGCGTGTGTGTTGAGGTTGACGGAGCCCAGTTCGAGGCTCATATTACAGACACTGTCTTGAAGATGGAGCACAGTGTATACATGGCCAAGTTTCGTGATCCCGTCTTGCAAAAGATGTTAAATATTCAGCTAAAACTGAAGGGAACAACTAGACATGGCATTAAATTCGAGAGGCCTGGCTCAAGGGCCTCTGGTGATGTGAACACCGGCTTGGGGAATTCCATAATAATGACAACAGCTATGGATGCCACCATGCGGTACTTGCGTAGACTCGCTGGCAACAACTTTCAATATGATATGCTAGTCGATGGAGATAACGCGATATTGTTCATACCCAGAAAGTACCTCGCTTTAGTTGAGGCTCGATTTAAAAATGTGTGCACAGCAATATCAGGTCAAGAGGCTGTGATAGAGAAGCCTGCTTATTGTGTGGAACATGTCAC